GACCGAGCGTTTAGCAATTATCAGCGGCGAACCGCGTTCTATGCCAGTGTGAATGAGAGGGAGTTCTTGATCGACACCAGCGGCAACAGACGGTTCTGGGTTGTGCCGGTGACAGAGATAGACTGGCGCCATGGCTTGAACATGCAGCAAGTGTGGGCTGAGATCAAGCAGACGATGTATGCCAAGGGAGATCGTAACTGGTTCCTTACAAGTGAAGAGCGGGTGATGCTGCAGGACAGCAACGAGTTCTTCAGAACACAGAGCGCGGTCGAAGACCTGCTGCTACAATATATACGGTTTGATAGCTCAGATAAGAAGCCAGTGCAGATGACGCACTTGCTCAGGGACATGGGAATCAATAACCCCAGGATGGCGGACTTCAAGGACGCGGCCAGGGTGCTCGCTGATCGTGGTGTTGAACCAAGATACAGCAATGGCAAGAAGATATATGACCTGGATTATGACGCGGTAGTCACCGCAGATGACACCTTCCCGCCGGCCCCGAAGTGGGATATGTGACAGGGTGAGGTACAGGGTACAGGTAGGCATAATTGGTGTATCGTGTCGATGTATAAAGTTGGTATAAGTGGACACGATAATGTATGCAAATGTATACAATGAGATTAGCTATACACTGTACCCTGTAAGGTGTATGTGTAAGTCCTTGATATATCGCTTGTTTTTTTATAGGTAGGGTAGGGTATAGTCTTTTAGGTAGAGCAGTTTTATATAAGTATAAACAGTAGTTATTTATAGTTTATATAGGGTCATATAGCCTTACTATGAGACACCTACTATACCCTACACTGTACACTGGAGAAGACTATGGAAGTGTTTGATTATGACGAGCAGCTTACTTATAACGAAAATTTCAATAAGTGGCGGCTAATGAACAAAGATGAAAGAGAGAGCTACGGCGAGAGACCGCTGGCCCAGGGTGAGGCCGAACGGATGTTCGCAAAAATGGCAGGAGACTTATGGCTGAAGAAGAAAAGAAACTAGGCAGACCCAAGAAGGAAAAGCCTAAGCTCACAAACGCGCCCATTCAATTCGTCGCAGACGAGGAGCTGGGCATTACCGATATGCAAGCAGGGTTCGTCTGGCACTACACCGAAGGTGCATGCGGACAGACAGAGGCAGCTCGAAGAGCAGGCTTCAGCTTCCCAGCCAATGCCGCATCGAAGATGCTGAACGGTAGGGATCATCCGAAGGTGACAAAAGCAGTGCGGATCGCCCAGGAAGAGCTGCGCGAGAAGTATGCAATCACGCCAGAAAAGACTGGTGCGATGCTATGGAATATCGCCGAGACATCGTTCGAGCAGGGCGCATACAATGCTGCCGTGAGTGCGGTGAAGGAGCTCAACAGCCTGGCAGGTCTGTCAATACAACGCAGCCAAAACCTCAACATCAACGCCAACCTGGAGCGCATGACCAAGGAGGATATCAAGGAGAGGCTGAACGACCTACTGGGCATAAAAAATACCTACGACGATAAAGATTTGTAGCGCAAGTTGCGAAGCAAAGGGTAGGCTGGGAAAGGTTGAATATAACCAAGAAAGAGGGCTCTTTCTTTTTGGTGCCCAGATATATGCAAAAAAGTTATAAAAAAGGGAATTCCCATAAGAATCAGTGATATAGGGCAGGTTTTGCCAGGGATCGGGCAGCCTGGTCCGCGCCCCCTGTGAGCACGGGGGTCACAAACAGGGCTGATTGGGCCTGATTTGCCTGGATATGGGCCACCAGGGCAGGATTTTATTGGACCCCTATGGATCCAGAAAACGAGATCGAATCGCTTTGGTTTTTTTGAGGGGGCACCCCCCTAAATGCGGCGCCGGCCAGCGGGATAGGTTTACTTGAGTTTTACACATTCAGTAACTAAAATTCTGTAATGGATAAACACTTTGCCCTTTCAGATTCTATGTGCAAATTTTTGCACACCAAATTGTCCAGGGGGGTAAACTCTAGGGACGTTTGGGTTTTTTTCAAATTTTTAAATAAAAGGAAATGATGATATGGCTGATTCACGCAACAAAGGAGCTGCCTTCGAGCGTGATTTGGTCAAGCGCCTAAATACTTTTTTCGCGGATAACGGGGTAGTCGATGGTAATGGCCAGGACCTCACCTGTAAGCGCAACCTCGATCAATATCAGACTGCAGGCATGTGTGACATTGAGATACCTGGTCATGCTATTGAGGCAAAGGCGTATAAGAGCGGCTGGTGGTATGCCCCTGCCTGGTGGGACCAGGTGTGTGAGGCGTGCGGCGTTAGAACTCCCGTCCTTATCTATAAGTTTAACAACAAAGCCATAAGGGTCTGCGTGCCGATTTACGCGATCAGCCCTGGTTACGAGCGCGACAACGCGCAGACCGTGGTAATGACTTTGGACCAATGGTTTATACTATTGGGTAAATACTTTAAGGAGGGTAGTTATGGCGGCGAAAAAAAAATCGACGGTGAATGCTTCGGGCAATTATACTAAGCCTACAATGCGTAAGAACCTGTTCAATCGTATCAAGGCTGGTACTAAGGGCGGAAAGGCGGGTCAATGGTCTGCCAGGAAGGCTCAATTGCTGGCTTCTGAATACAAGAAGGCGGGGGGAGGCTATAAAAAATAATGGCATTAAAGAAACCCCAAAAGTCCCTGAAGAAGTGGACTAAACAGAAATGGACCACGAAGTCCGGTAAGCCTAGCGCTGAAACCGGTGAGCGTTACTTACCAAAGAAGGCTATCAAGGCGCTGTCTGCTAAGGAATATGCAGCGACTACCAAGAAGAAGCGAGAGGATACGAAGAAGGGTAAGCAGCACAGCGCTCAACCCAAGAAGGTTGCCGGTAAGACCAGGACCTATAGGAAACGGTAATGACCGAGCTCAACGAAAATACCACTCTCACCATTCCGCTTAAAAACCTCCTGGCGATGATTGCTTTTACAGCGGTATCGACCATGGCGTATTTTACGGTTGAGTCTCGATTGACTGCCCTGGAGCATAAGATTGAGCTAACCGATGTTGAGATCAAGTCCAACTCTGAGTTTCGCATCCTTTGGCCCAGGGGCCAGCTGGGTGCTCTGCCGGCAGATGCCAGGCAAGACATGATGATTGAGGGCCTTGATAGAGACCTGGCAGAGCTGCGGGAAATGCAGGACCGTGTTCATGAGCTCACAATAAGGATCGGCACAGTTGAGGCACTTTACAAAGATCCTAATCCAACCGATTAAAGTGTACCTGGTTAATGACTGATTTTAGAGATGGCCCTGGTGATCGTGACCGCTGTATCGCTTTGCTTGTTGAAAAGAGCGACATGGATTATTATGAAGCAGTAGATTTTTTTGATAATAGGGTGGCTAGATCCGAATCTGAACCAGGCACCGAAAATTTCATGAGGCCGATAGTGGGCCCAGACGATTCATTTAGGTGATGCAATGGATGATTGGAGAGACCCCGACACGTGGAAAGGCTTGGCCTTAGCTCTCGTATTTGTCTTAATTGTGCTTTGGCATTTACTTACGAGGTGATTATTAGGTGAATAGAGACGATATCGACATATTCGCTTTTAACCTTGGGGGCAGCGTCAGTGATATGATGCGCGATCCCGAAGAGAAGAGTGATCCTTTTCTGACTGAGGAGCAGGCTGCGTATTTTGCAGCGCAACTACTTCCTGGGGCAGCGACTGTTGATGCTACCGGTAATATGCCTGGAATGCCATCGTCTGATACAGATCTCACCGATATATTTGATGCCGAGAACAACCCTTCTATCCTGGAGAACATTCGCCAGGGCAACATCCTAGATCCTGCGCTGCAGGCGTTAGGCGTCCTGGGTGATGCGACCTACGTGATTCCGCCGCTCGGCGCTACGCTGGGGACCGCGTTGAAGGCACCAGGCGCACTTAGAAAAGCCATGAAAATGAAAGAGTCATTAAGCGAGGCTACGGAAAGGTTAAAAGCGGCCTACGAGGCTGCACCAAATTCTGATGAAGCTAGAAGGGCGTATCTTAAAATGAGATCAGCCAGGGACGCTGCAGGAGAATCTGCAAGCACTGCAGTTGATACAAGCTATCGTATGTCACATCAACCTACGGGCCCTGACGGCGGAGCTCGCCTAGACGATATGACCGGCGGCGGGGAAGTCTTCCCTGATGACATTTATTCATCGAAAGGGCTTCAGTATTATGGAAACCCTGGAAGCGCTGCGGACAAAGAAAGCTATAAAGTAATTCAAGCAATGAGGGGAAAGCCAAACAAATCGGTAACTGTCTATAGGGCGGTTCCTCCTGGAGTCAAAGAGATAAACCCAGGGGACTTTGTTTCCTTGAGTAAAAAATATGCTGAAGATCATGCGTTCACTGGTTATGGATCATCTGGCAAAGATTCGGGAGATGTAATATCCATGAGGGTTAAGGCCAAGGAGGTCTACTCCCCTGGAGACGATCTTAATGAATTTGGATACTTCCCAGGAATACCCTCAGCTGCAAGCACTGGAGGAATTGACAGCATTCCTCAAAATGTTGCAATAGCGTCAAATAACGTAGAAGCCATTGATGCTGCCAGGTTAGTTGCAGCGATTGAGCAGGGCACCAAGGTAGATGGTCCAATCAGAACCACCCCTGTATTCCAGGAGCTGGGTATTGAGCGAGTGAGAGAGATTGAGGCTGCGCTTAAACGGCAGCAGGGTGATCTTGACTCGGTTGAAGCCATGGTCCAGCGAGCTAACACAGTGAACCCTTCCTTCCAGGCTAACATTGACTCAGTGGCTAAGTCAGTTGGTGGCAAGAAAGCTGATAAGTTTATTAATTTAAAGGATGGCAGCCAGTTTGATGTTGAGGTTAAGACGCCGAAAAGCATAGCCACCAAGGTTGAGAGAAAGGGCCTGGCGCCGGCAGACTTCACCGATGGCGTAAGAACAACGATTTACATAGATACTGCAGACCAGGCAGAAGAGGCTGTGAGTCAAATAGGCCAGATGTACACGACTATCGACCGAGGTTGGCAGCGCATACCTGAGTCTGGTTACTTTGACCGGAAGATGAATGTCCTGGTTGATGATCCGGCTACCGGCAAGAAGATTGTTGCTGAGATCCAGATTAAGACGCCTGAAATGTTTGATGCGGGGGAGCAGGGAGCTCACCGCTGGTATGATTACTCCAGGAAGCTAGAAGGCCGGTACAACCATGAGATACCTGGCACTAAGCTGAAGTTATACAATAAGGCGCTTGCTGAGCAGAGGCGCCTGTTTGGTGCTGCTTTTGATGCAGCGGATCCTGCTATTGTGGAGCAGCTTGTGGATAAGTTTATGAAAGGGGGAGTTGTGGAAGCTGGTCCCCGATCTTTCCGTATTTCATTTCAAAACTGGGCTTAGATAGCTTTTTACCCTCTTTAAACCACTGAACGACATCCCACTCGGTCTGTTTTTCCCATTCGTCAGAGCCCTGGGCTAGGTGAAATCCACCAAAATTATCATCGCCGTAGTCAACTAAAACGCCTGGCGCTTCTTCCCAGGTCCAATAACTCTCTATCTTCTCCATATTATTCTCCTGCCATGAGCAATGCTGCTGCGTACTTGGCTGCCAATCTTTTTCTATCGGCAGGCTTGGGTATATTGTCAAGACCATTGTAGTTGTTTTTGAGGTCGCATACCTTAACTGCTTTTGCAATCGGGTTGGCAAAACACCTGGGGATGTATTCTTCCAAGTAATCTTCACCAGGGGCCTTAGTCACAGCTCGAACTGCCGCCTCAACTTCAGGACCAAAGATCTCACCGCATTCGATGAAATCTTGCTCAGTATTCCAGACGTTCTCGTAAGCGTCATGCAACAATCCAACAATAGCATGCGTCTCGCCATACTTCTTCATCATGGGTTTGGCTACGGCCATCGCGTGGAATATGATAGGCAAGCCGTTCTTATCGAACAGCTCCTCATACTCGGCAACGGCAACCTCTAAAGCCTTTTGAAACCCAGCAACCACAACACACCTCCCTTCTCAATACACTTAATTGTAACACTTATCGTGTCGTTGTACAACTAATTGCAGCCTACTTAACCCTGCTGCGCTCGCCCTGGGGGCTAATGTAATAGATCCCGTGAGGCTTCTTTTGCTTATCCAGGATCTTGGCACGCCTGGCAATTATCTCCTCATAACTTGCTTCACCGCAGCGCCTGGTAACAACGTACCCGCTGCCGCTCTCTGCCTGGAAGAACTCTTCCAGCTCGTATCTATCTGCACTCATATTGCTTCTCCTTTGGCTTGCTCGCAGTGTGGGCAAACCATTTGTTTGGTTTTAGGGTCCTCAACCAGGCGCAAATCATGCGCGTCACAGAATCGAGGATCGGTTGGTTTGTTGAAGATGCGATCAAAATTGTCGCTAAAACTCTTCATATTGGTGGGGCGTTGGGTGTGACCTTTGCTCATCTTTCTGCTCTCTCCAGATTTTCACGATGTGTTTAGCTTCAGGCCCCGCGTTATGATGCACGTTCAGGGCACGTTTGTAGATTTTCATCCGCTGCTTCTCAGTCATACCAGGTTCCACGTGGAACAATTCAGCCTGGTCCAGAGTGTCGAAATACTTATCCATCTTGCAGCTCCTTGAGGATCTCCCGCAATAGCTCCAGGATTTCCGCGTGGGTTCTGAGGACCTCTTCGGCGTCCTCTTTGTCTAACTCAATAATGATTTTACTCATTTTTATCCTCGGCAAATAGGAGGGCCAGGAGCCCTCCCATCATTGTGACTGTAAAAAGCAGCGCAATATCTATCACGCTGCCATCCTCTTATACCTGCCGCGCCCCTTGTAACCTTTAGCCTGGACGGCCTCTAACGGGCTACTTTCTTTGCAAGCCTTGAGATAACCTTCAACAGTATAGTTATCCATCAAGCAGTTTACCCAAGACTTCCAGGGCTTGCTGCCGTATTTGAAGCGAGCAATAAACGCTGGCTTTGGCTTGCCGATCCATGAAGGGTGGCAGTTAGGGTGTGCAACCTCCATATTGACAGACTCAGAGTGACGGCCTCGATACATTAAGTACATACCGTCCCAGGCAAAATCTTCTTTAACAAACGCAGTCATAACTTCTCCTTAATAATTAACTTACATTTACAATATACCTAATAACGTGTCGTTGTGCAACTATTTATTAAATTAAATTAAAGTATATTTATGCTTGCACAACGACACGATATAGGGTACATTAGCAATGTAGTAATTAAGGAGTGAGAAATGAGTGTTTTAGTCAACGAGATCGAGGTCTTCGCAACCAGGTTCGGTGTTCCGCCGGCTGTTGCCATGATGTTGCCTGCGGTCTTTAACCAGGGTGCCGAAGAGGTTGGTATGACCGCTGCAGAGTTGGTCAAGTTAGCCACTTACGGTGAAGAAGAGTTGGGCCACTACATGGTCACCATCGCGGAAGAAGCTGCGAACAGTGACGCGGGTAAAGAGGCTTGGGCTGAATTTGAGGAGAAGATGAATGGGTAACTGGGAAAACATGACAAGGGCAGAGCGTAAGAAAATGGTAGATGATTGCTTTATACCTGGTAAAACGCCAAAGATTATCAGGGTTGATTCTGTGGAGAAAGAGATCAAGAAGGACCCTCGCATTAAGGGTAAGGAAGCCAAGATGATCCGTGCTCTTCTTCAAGGGAGGGCACGTTAATGCCAGTATCTGAAGAAGCCAGGGTGAAGAAAGTATTTGCTAACAGAGTGCGCCGGATTTGCCTGGCGCACGACATCGAGATCGTCTATGACGGTGTGCCTAAAAACTATGCTGCAGTTGAGCTCGTAAAGAATGGCCAGGTCTTGTTTGCCGATAGGGCTAAGGATCGGCAGCCATTGAACATCAACTGGCAGCGTTTGTTCCAGGAAGTTACCGATTATGGGTTCAAGTGTAGGGAGAGAAAGGCCGTATGATTAATCCGCTCAAGCAAATCAACAATATTTATGGCTATGTCAGGGTATCGACTAAAGAGCAGGTACGATCTGGCGTGTCCTTAGAGGTTCAGCAGCAGCAGATTGCTGACTTTGTTAAAGAGAAGTATAACCGAGAGGTTACAGAGTTCCTGGTAGATGACGGCGTGTCCGGCACCAGGCCAATCCTGGATCGACCAGGCAGTAAAGAGCTCACCGACATCATTGATCGTCATGATGTCATTGTTTGCACTCGATTGGACCGATTATCCAGGTCCAGCGCCGATTTGCTGTCAATTATCCCCGTATTGCAAGATATTGGCGTCACATTGTTCTTTTGCGAGCAATTTGGCGAGGTTCCCATCGTATATCCTAAGCCAGAAGGCCAGAAGGGCCTGAGATCTAAGTTTGATATGAACGAAATGGCTAACCAGATCATGCTTATGGTGCTTTCAGCGGTTGCTGAGATAGAACACTCCACCATCAAGGACCGATTTGGTGATGGCAAGGTAGATTGGGCCTCTCGCGGATACTTCATTGGTGGCAGCGCTCCTTATGGCTACGCTAAGGTCCAGGAGAAGCACGGCAATAAGACCAGGACTCGCCTGGAGGAGATCCCCGAAGAGCAGGATGTGTTGATGACCATTTACAAGCTGCGTGATCGAGGCTTGGGCCCCAGGAAGATAGCTAAGCAGGTTGCATCGCTCCACGCTTGCGCTGCTGATATCACTTACTCTAAAGTACGCCGTATCCTGGACCGCAAATTCCAAGGTATCGGCGAAGCTGCATAGGTGTATAATGGGGCTTCATTTGGAGATCGTTATGAGCGCACTAGAAAATGTGGAATATGCTCTGACCAAGATTGACGGCATGCTCGAACAAGATTACATGACAACGCCCGTTCGTCAAATCTTGAATGAGTGTAAAGAACATCTTGAAGAGGCGAAAGTAGAGCTAGGCGGCTAATGGCCACATTAACCGGCTGGGGTCGCGGAACCTGGGGTGAAGGCGCCTGGGGTACTTCGCTGCCTGTAACTTTATCGACCGCTGGTGTAATCACTTCAGCCGTTGGCAGTGTAACTATTGTTGCAGAAGCCAACGTGACCCCTGTTTCCCCAGCAATAACCTCAGCAGTTGGCGCCCCGCAAGTTGTAGCTGGCGCTGTCGTCCAGGTTACTGGGCTATCTATATCCTCAGCAGTTGGCAGCGTTACCGCTACCGCAGCAGCAGATGTTGCTGTATCCTCAGCCGGTGTTATTACTTCAGGCGTTGGCAGCTTAACAGTCAATGCGGTTGCTAATGTTACAGCCCCATCCCTGGCGATTACGTCCGGTATTGGCGCTGCCCAGGTAGTTGCCGGTGCAGTTGTCCAGGTGACTGGGCTATCCATGTCCTCAGCCATTGGCAGCGTAACGGTAGATGCTGAAGCAAATGTGACAGCCGGCAGCCTGGCAATAACTTCTGCAGTTGGTGCTGCAGCTGTTGATGCTGAGGCAAATGTGACAGCTGGATCCCTGGCGATTACTTCCGCTGTTGGTGCTGCAGCTGTTGATGCTGAGGCAAACGTAACTGCCGGCAGCCTGGCAATAACTTCTGCAGTGGGATCTGCTTCTGTCCAGGCGAAAGCCAACGTGACTGCAGGATCCCTGGCGATGACATCTGCGATTGGCAGCGTCATTGTTTACAACAACACAATTGTAGA